AATACATTAAATCTTTCCCGTCCAAACTGAATCTGGACTTGGATTTGGATAATGCGTTCAGCCACCTGTTTAGAAAATCATGAAAACTGCTGATGACTGGAAAACGGTGAGTTAGTGGAAGTTGATTAACAGTTGACTGATAATACAATTAGAATTTAATTAGCAATAATTACCATTTACCTGACATCAGGGGAATGGTTCAAAACAGATTAGAAATGAGTGAAACAAAAATAATATTAGATGCCTGTTGTGGCAGTAGGATGTTTTGGTTTGACAAACATAATCCTTTTGCTTTGTTCGTTGATAAGAGATCGGAGATAGTAACAGCCAAGGATAGAGATAAGATCAGAACCATAGAGGTAAAACCGGATATAATAGCCGATTTCACCAACTTGCCGTTTGAGGACAATTCTTTCTACATGGTGGTGTTCGACCCACCGCACCTGAAAACACTTGGTGCAACCTCATGGATGGCAAAGAAATATGGTAGGCTTCCGGATAATTGGCAAGAAATGATAAAAAGCGGTTTTGATGAATGTATGCGTGTCCTAAAGCCCAACGGGACATTGGTATTCAAATGGAGTGAGAGTGAAATAAAAGTCAATGAAGTTTTATCCATTATACCTTATAAGCCTTTGTTTGGGCATACCACTGGCCGACAAAGTAAAACGATATGGATGTGCTTTATGAAACTGCCAATTAACTAATAACGGAACAAAAATGAGCGAAATCAAGAATTTAAAAATAGGCGACCTATTCTCTATTCGCAAAAATGGAATAGTATATGAGTTTCTCGGATATTGTCCGATAGAAAATCTCCCTATTGCTTTTAATCGCAATAAGTATGAAACAGTATATTTTGAAGATGAAAATAAAAAAGTTCATATAGCATGAAGATAATTGTTAGTTTTTCCGGTGGTAAGGATTCGCAAGCCTGTTTAATCCAGGCTGCCAATAAATATGGAGCCGATAAAATAGAAGCCGTATTTTGTGATACAGGTTGGGAGCATCCCGATACTTATCAACATATTAGTAACGTGTGCAAACAGCTTGATGTCAGATTAGTAATTTTGAGAAGTAAGAAATATACTGATTTTGTGGATATGTCTATCAAACGTTCCCGGTTCCCGTCTTCCCAAAGAAGGTTTTGCACCTCTGAGTTAAAAATAAAGCCGATGATTGATTATATTCTCTCACTTACTGAACCTTGCTTGATAATTCAAGGTATTCGAGCAAAAGAAAGCGAAGAACGCGCCAAACTTCCTTATGAGTGCAATTACTTCGGAGAATATTTCGAACGTGTGAAAAAGAATCGTAAAGGAAAGGCTGTTGAGGTATGGAAGCAAGATTATCGTAGAAAAGATGTACTTAAATGGTGCGAACATTATGATGCCAGTGTTTCTCGCCCAATCTTCCAATGGTCAGCACAAGAAGTTATAGACCAGATTCTTTCTGTCGGACAAAAACCAAACCCTTTATATTATCGTGGATTTTCCCGCGTTGGTTGCTATCCCTGTATTATGTGCAGGAAGCAAGAGGTCAAGCTAATCTCTCAAGAAGAGTTTGGGCGAAGTCGCTTGATAGATGCCGAACGACGAATGAAAGAAGAAACCCCCAAGGGTTCGTCTTTCTTCTCACCGGGCTACATCCCTGATCGTTTCTGTAAAAATAAGACTTATCCAACAGTAGAAGAAGTTTTCGAGTATGTGAACCGGAAAGATGCCGGCATGGATGATATGTTTGAACCTGAAGGTGGATATAGCTGTATGAGCCTTTATCATGGACTTTGCGAATAAGAAGTTTAATTCAAATCGATATAGAAATGAATGATGGAGTTTATTTTGACCAAAATGGTAGCGAGGTAATCGTAATCAATGGATTTGAATACTCACGAGAAGAATTTGATTCCCTTGTGGATATGTGTGGAGATTGCAATATGTAATAACAGGAACAGAAATGAATAAGATTAAGCTAAAAGGATTGTCCGATAAACGTTATGCAATGTCAGAATTGGTCGGTGATGCTTATCGGCTCAATTCTAACAAAATCTCCATTTTGGCGGCAACTGTTGAACTTTTGGCAAAAGGTACTCAACATCAAAAGGATGCAGAAGAAATAATAAAAGGGTGTTATCCCCAGTATTACAATGATTAATAACGATATAGATATGAACATAAAAATAAGCAAGGAGGCGTACGAGAAACTGATCAAAGAAGATTTATACTTTCTCAATGAGCATTGCCCAGATAGCCTAGAATTAGATCACATTAAAGTAATTATTTTTAGTTCTATCGACTGGTATTATCCTGATAAGAACACTTGTACAGCGTTGAAAAGGATAGAGAATAGGCTTAAAGTTGAACTTCAGAAGCAAAAGGATGCAGGTAAGCAATTTCTATCAGATCAGGAAATAGACGGCTTGATTGATAGCATACTGAAAGAAGAATAACTCTCAAAACTGAACAGAAATGAAAGAAAGACTGCTTGATTTTAACAGACAAGATAAGCCAGCTATTGTAGAAGATTCTAACGGAGAACTGATAACTGAACTGAAAAAGCAATATAAAGAAATTCAGCAAAATTTAGGATTGGCTATAACGATGCTTGAAAAAGGGCAGCTCACCGAAGGAATGAAAGAAAACATCCTTTCTCTGACAGACCACAATGTGAATAGGTTTCTTACTCGAATGGGATATGAAGGTGTACTTGCAGAGAAACAAAAGAAATTAACTGAACAAATCCGCTCATTGAATGATGAAAATCGAAAATTACGTCATCAGCTTGGGGAGAAGGTTTCAAACGAAGATGTTAGAGAACGTTTGAAGATTATGGTATCATCATTTAGAAATTGGTGGACTGAATATGGATTTGGGCATGTTAGTGACTTTTATTTTGGAGAATACGTTGCAAAAATCTCATTGAGTGGAATGGTTTTCGCTTCCCGTGCTTCAAAGGCAGGAGAAGAAAAGAAATACTTATCTCGGTTAGGTTTTGAGATAGAAGATAGGAGGGTTATCTACAATGACAAATCTATTGCGCTACTAAATAAGCTACTTACCGATAAATATCCAAGTATTGATATTTATAGTATCAATCTGACGACTTCGGCTTTGAATGGAGTACCCGTTATCCAAGATGTAGTAGTTTTCTTGAGAGATTTAGACAACCTTACCGAAACCGCATCTCCTATCAACTAATTCCAAATTATTAATTCAAATCAGATTAGAAATGAAACAGACAGTAGAAGAAGCGGCAATAAGCTCACAATGCGAAATGGGCTGTAAAGATTGCCCTAATCATGCACAGGCATATGATGGATATTATAGTAGCAGAAATGTTAAATGTCCTTTTATATTAGGTGCCGAATGGCAGTCGAAGCAATCTCCTTGGATAAGTGTTAAGGAGCGGTTGCCGGAGCCTAACAAGGAAGTTCTTCTTTATGATAATAACCCCATCCGGCATTATGTCATAGGATGGCTGCGGAAAGATAAAGGATATAACAAAGGCATGTGGGCACTCTCCAATGGTTGGATTGAAGATAAGGATATAACCCACTGGATGCCGATTGATAAACCAATAACCGAGTAATTATGAATGAAGTAAACTTTAATGGAATGTTCGGACAGCAAGGTTGGATTTGTCCGAAGTGTGGAAGGGTATATTCACCTTTTACACGAATGTGTTTGTATTGCGGAAATAACAATTCCGAAAATACATTTACATCTGCAAATACACCTACAATAACTTTTGACGAGATACTCGAATCCAACAGGGATGTACTGGAACGAATTAAAGAGAAAGGAGATTGATTATGGAAATAAAGAACGTAGGACAACTTAGAAAAATCATAGAGAACCTTCCCGATGATTTTGAAATCGAGATGCGTGTCAGACGCAAATTGACGGATGAAGAATTGAAAAATTGCAGATACCCTTATCCTTACGATACAGAGTATTTAACTTTGGAGTTTGACGATATAGGCGTTTCTGACAAAGTATTGTGTTTGGGTGTAACTTCTAATGAATGAACGGTATGGAAGTAAAGAACGGAATAATAATAGACGGGGTGCTGCATGAATCATCAGAAGGATTTTGTAATGAATGTTCCTTATGCCAGGAATGCTCTAATCTTTTAGACGATAACTATTGTGCCTTACTCGATTTGGGAATAGGTCAGTGCTTTGTCAGTCGTGGGAAAGTAACGGAGATTAAAACGAAGGAGGAAAAGAAATGAAACAGGTATTGTCATTCGAGCAAATGAAACATTTGAAGGATCTTGGAGTAAATACAAGTGATGCAAGTATGGTATTAATTGCCACCGATGATGATGGTTGCACGTTATTATGGGAAGATGCTGAAAAAGCAATTAAACACCATTTGTACGATGTCTATTTCAATCTATATTATGTTGAAAGCAGTAGTTATGATCATTCCTTTAAAAAAGAGTGTGGAGTTTTTACCTTGCAGGATATTCTCGATAAGCTGCCTTGCTTCATCGGCAAAGAAGTGCTAACCATCCAAAAACTTGCAGATAGCTATACATGCTTGTATATGGAACCTTATAAGATTACAGAGAGTAAAGAACTCATTGATGCAGCCTATGAAATGCTGTGCTGGTGCATCGAAAACGGATATGTTAAAGTTGGGAAGGAGGAATAACTATGGGATTTACAACACCGTGTTTTATACGCAAAAATACACAGGAACTTCGGAGAGGGCTGGAAGAATTGGGGTATTCACATGGTAAGCCTAAATATTATGCAGATGATGATAACAAGTATGATTTTATTATGTGTAATAATGGAATATTCTTTTTACTATCCCAAAAGAATCATGTGATAAGAAATGGGCATCCTTTGAAAAAACGTGGAAGTGTTGATTGCGGAACGAATGAAGAACTTTTCCTAGCTATCGCTGCATTAAGGGATGATACAGACAAGTACCAATGGTTTACCGATGGGGATAAGTGGATTCTGTGTCCTAAAATCAAGTTCTCTACCTATTGGGTCTACTATCATATTGATGTCAATACGGATACCATTCACAAGGCCACCGTAGACGAACTGATTGAACACTTTAAAATAAAGGAGGAATAATGAAAGCAAAGTATTTTAAAAAGATAAGAAGCCAAGTAAAGTGGTATAAGGTATCATATAGAGATAGTTTATTTTTTAGTTTTAGCGATGAGAAAGAAATATTGGCTAAATCTCCTGAAAATGCTTGTGTCAGATACCATAAACGTACTGGATGTTTTGTTAACAAATATAATCCTAACCATATCACACAACATAGCGAATGTCTTTCAAGGTTCAAAGTATGTATAGGTAAGAAAGTAATGTATTTCGATTAAATATGAAAGCAAGAATAAAAAGAAAAATTCAAAAAAGACCATTCCTATATAATGTAGGACAAGTTTTTAAGGCTTGTGATTGGATTACTAGTATTCAACGTGGAAATATGGTTTGGCGTAGGTATCGTTCATTTGGTACTATTATTAAATCAGAATTTTAAATATGAAAGCAAGAATAAAATCAACAGGGGTTTTGGTAGATGTAATTCCGAAAACAAATACCAATGCGTTACATAGTGGAGATAACATATATGTATGTGATAATATGGTATTCAGAGAGTGT